TCACACCCTTTGCCGAAGCGATCCGCGACGGCCACCGTATCGCATACAACCTGCCAGCCAAGCCCACCCAAGCCGATGCCAACCGAATCCTTCAGGATCAACTCAACCAGCAGCAGCAATCAGCCGCAGCAGCCCTCTCAGCCTACTACGACCGATCAAGCGGATACTCAGGAGACTAAACATGACTTTACCCACCCAACACCAACCCAACACCAATCAGACCTTGCCCACGATGAACGCACCTACGCCCGCCGCGCCTTTAGAACCTGCCCCCATGACGATTAACGAGGTTGAAGCCCTCGCCCGCCAATTAATCACCGTGCCAATCGGTGCGTTGATTATGACTCAACAAATTCAGACCAGCTTTGATGCAGATCGACCCAACATCGTGCGTTGGTCAATCAGCCACTTCCCCCCAAACAACGTCACTAACTGCACGCTAGGCGAAGGCCCAAACCCTCACGCAGCTATTTCCCACCTCATTCAGCAACTCACACCATGCGATTCATCAACTCCCTCCGCCTAAGCTACCACGCCACCACCTGCGCCTTCTGGCGCGGTGTTTACCACTTCGCCTTTGACCAGGCTATCAGCAGCGAACGCCGACACAGCCGCGTCTTGTGCTCTGAGGTGCGAATCAAGCCCTCCCAACTTTCCCGCTAAACCCACAACACACCATGTCACGACCATTATTAGGATTACTGCCACGCAAACAAGTAACCGTAAGCATATCAGCTAACACCTACTTCAATTTGCAGGAACTAACAGCGAAACTAAGACAAAAAGACCCAAAGGCGCATATTGGTTTAACCATTGATAAATTAGCCTCAAATAAGAAACCCGTGAAGCCTTCGACAGCCCCACGGGTTCAGACCGTGACCCAACACGGCAAGGCGTAACAAGCCTCACCACCACATAAGACAATTTCCCATGTCCGACTCAAATAAAATCCACGTTTACGCAGCCATTAACGCAGTCCAAGCCGACCTTTCCAAAGAAGGCATCACCAAAGACCGCACCAACAGCCAAGGTTCAGGTTACAAGTTCCGAGGCATTGACGACGTTTACAACGCTATCGCTTCACTGCTTGCCACGCATAAACTCTGCATTCTCCCCCGTGTGACCGAACGCACGCAGGAAGAGCGAGCATCTAAAGCAGGCGGCGCACTGTTCTACACCACGCTCCGAGTTGAGTTTGACCTAGTTAGCGCAGTTGACGGCAGCAAGCACACCATTGCCACCTTTGGCGAAGCGATGGACTCAGGCGACAAGAGCACCAACAAAGCCATGAGTGCCGCTTACAAGTACGCCTGCCTTCAAGCCTTCTGCATACCTACAGAGGGCGATAATGACGCAGACGCAACAACACACGAACCAGCAGCCAAAAGCCCCACAAAGGCCAAGGAAACCGCCCCACTAGGACAGCCAGTAGTTGCCCTAGCTAACAAAGAGCAAATCAGTGAGCTTTCCATGCTCTACTTGGATGGATGCCAAGACCGTATTAAAGCCGCCCTGGTAGCCTACAAAGCCGACACCGTGGAAAAACTCACCGAGAAGCAGGCCGCAGCCGTGCTAAAAAAACTCAACACCGAACGCGCCAACACCTCATTTGCAGCAGAAACCGCTTAACCCTTTCCCATGCCCAACCTAATCACCGCCAAAATTGACCTAAAGAAAGTTCTTCAGGAGCATCTTTTCAACGCCAACAGTGGCGCTCAGTATCTCGACATCATTCTTATCCCTTCCAAAAGCAGCCAGTTCGGGGATACCCATTTCATCGTCCAAGGCGTGAACAAAGCCACCCGTGACGCTGGAATCAAAGGCCCAATCATCGGAAACGCCAAGGAGAAAGGAGGCGAGGGAGTTCAAGACGACGCCCCGCAACGCTCCACCCGCCGCGCACCAGCCACACCGCCACCACCGCCACCCCAAGAGAACATTGACGAAGACGTTCCATTTTAATCCACGCCCATGACCACAATAATCGACATTGAGACAACCGGCCTGCCAGCCGAGCAAATCGCCCACCTTGCGCCAGAGTTTACCACTCCCGCCAACTACAAGGACGCTGACAAGATAGCCGCCAACATCACAGAGCAACGCGCCGAGTGGTTAAAGCGTGCCGCCCTTTCCCCGCTCACGGGTAAGATCGTCGCAATCGGATTCAAGATTCCAAATGAAGAGCCTATCCTGATGACTGAGAATGAGGTTTTTATGATCCGCCACTTTTGGGAATGGTTTAACAAAGAAGCAGACAGGAAGTTTATCGGTCACAACATCCTAGGCTTTGATTTACCCTTCATCATTCGCCGCAGTTGGGCACTAGGCGTTAAAGTTCCCCCAACGGTGAACAGCGGACGATACTTAAACGACCGGCGATTTATCGACACAATGACCACTTTCCAGTGTGGAAACCGCACTGAGAAGTTTCACGGACTCGACACCGTTGCCCGCTTTATGGGTTTCGATGGAAAGACTGAGAAGATCGGAGCCGACTGGTTCGCTATCTTCCAGAGCGACCCAGAACGTGCCCTGAACTACCTAAAAGCCGACTTACAAGCCGTTGAAAACATTGCCCAGCGAATGGGCCTCATCAGCTCAGAATAACCCACTTTCCCCACAGGGAATAAAAAACCATGCACATCACAAAAGTTAAGCGCACTAAGAAGAAGATCATTGTTGAGTACACCGTTGAAGGTGAAGAACGCGTATTGCGCGCACCTGAAAACCCGTTGCCTGCCTTTAATCTGGCATTCGACAACCTTGCCGGACTCGTTTGCGACATTTGCCACCTTCCCCCGAAGTTCGCCAATGGCCTGATTGTCCTAGAGGTAAAGCTGACCGACAAAGGCAACGAACTCGTTACCTTTAAGGCCAGCAAAGCAGTCGAAGACAGCACCGACGCATTCAAGTTCAGCACCCCCAACCGACTGACCAGCTTCCCCAAAGAAGAAGGTAAATGCAGCCCCCCGCTAAAAGAAGCGCAGGTTGCACTTATTACCTCGCTCATCGACGAAGCCGCAGCCTACGTCAAGGGCGACCGTGCCCAAGGACAAATCCAGTTCCCAGCCGGTGAAGACGATCCTGAAGACAGCGACGAAGCCGAACCAACCCAAGGGCAAACGCTTCAGTTCTCCGAAAGTGCCGCCAATGACAGCGGACAACCTGCCAAGAAGAAACGTTCTAAGCAGGCCGAGTAAGTAAACCACAACCCCGACGCCGTGACGGGTAACTCACGGCACCCACTACCCAATGACCCAGCCCGCACACACTACACCAGGGGAAGCGACAGCCGCCTACCTAATCGCAGCTAAAGCCGAAGGTAAGACCTTCACCAAGACACAGCTTGCCGCCATCATAGACATTTGCATTCAGGAATGGCAGCAGAAGCATCAGCAGACCACAACAGATGCAGTTACAGACTGGATCGTAAGCCCTGAAGACATTTACCAGTCTTACCCGCGAAAGATCGGGAAAACCGCAGCAATCAAGGCCATCAAGGCAATTCTGAAGACTTACCCAGCTCTCAGTTTGCTCACACACACAAAGACCTTTTCCGAATCCGTTAAGACATGGCCTGAGCGTGAAAAGCAATTTATTCCCCACCCCGCTACCTGGTTCAACCGTGGAAGCTACATGGATGACCCCAAAGAATGGCAACGCGACCACCCTTCCAGCTTCAACGCCACCGCCAGAGACTATTCCAAAATATGAGCAACCCTGACAAAAAAGCCCCCGCCCACATGCGCGAAGCAACGTGTGGCCCCGAGATTGGAAACCTTACGATTTCTCAACTCGCCTACCTTCACAACCACCCCGAGCACCCCATGCGTCAAGAGGTTGACCAAGACTGCAACGGCAGACCCAACCCAAAGAACCCAAACGAGCGCATTCCATGCCCCAGCAAAGCACGCTTCAAGTGCATGGCTTACTTCGCTGAAATCACTGCTTGCGACGATTGCCGGAATGCAGCGATCCACTCTGGCAACATGGAGAAAGCAAAAGGCTATTGGGAAAGCATTTGCCCACTGAACTACCGAGACACGGATAAGAAACATGAGAAGTTCCCAACTGGAATCTTCAACACACTCAGCGACTACAAAGGCGAAGAAAGCCTTTTCCTTTACGGAACCAGTGGATCAGGCAAGACCCGCAGCGCAGTATTACTCCTCAAACGCTGCCTACTCCTCAACAAACACGTTGGTTGCTTGTGGCCTGAAGAACTAAAGCACGCAGCCCACAGCTTCAACGACCGGCTCAAATACCTTCGCCAGTACGCCCGCTATGACGTGCTTTTGCTCGATGACTCCTTACTCACCGGAGCACAAGATGAGAAAATGGCGTCATTCCTTCAGGACTTAATTGACCTACTGATGCGGAATAAAAACCACTTCATCATCACGTCACAGATCGGAGGCGATGACTACAAAGCGCAGGCCAACAAGAGCGACAAGACGACGAAGGTTGACCACGACCGCATTGACGCCCTCTTACGCCGAATCCGTGAGGTTTGCCGCGTTGTTCCCTTCACCCAGGCCGCAATTACAACCCCAGCAGAACAAACCTTCTAATGAGCAAGGAAGACGGTAAAATCAACATTCAGCCAATCGAAGGTGAAGCCATGCGTTTCATTTGCGAAAGTTGGTCAGCTAAGCACGCCCCCCACATGGTCGATTTGTCCAAGAACTACGGCAACGGCGTTTGTAGCTGCGCAGACTACATCGCACGCAGAGGCCCAGCCATTCGCCAAGGAGCCGAGTTATTCACCCGCGCCACCAGTTGCCGCCACCTCATAGCAGTCCGCAAGTTCTGGGCAATGAACACGCTCAGAGACATCGCTGAAATAATCGCCAAGAATGAAGCCAAACCCACCAAAACCACCCGACCCTATTCAGGTTATTGCTGAAGACCCTTACGCCAACCAACCAAAGAAATGGATTGGTTGCACAGCTCAGTTTCTCCACCAAGGCCAAAGCCTGGTTGGGATCGTAACAGCCCAACGCTTCACAGGCCGCACCATTAAAGGTAATATTCCCGACTACGCCTTAACAATCCGTGGTAAATCCGGTAAAACACTCGAAATCTCCCTAGTGGAAAACAAAGCTACGCTCACATGAAAGACGCCATAATCACACTCAATGACTTCATTCACTCAATGACTGACTTCATCATTCGCAGCCCATCTAAGCCCGTCGCAGCCGTGCTCCCTGCCTGTTCACCACTGGCAAAGCTAGGCCAGCCCTCAATCATGGGTTTAACCATCGCAGCCGATACCGGCCTGCTTCCCTCGCAAGTCCTATTCTTCACCTGCCCCCAAGAATTTACCCGCTACACCTCACAGATACGCAAATGACCCATCCCAACACATCGGCAAGAGTGCTCGCACTCGACCTAGCCACAACTACCGGATTCGCCCTGATTGGCTCAGGAATCATTACCAGTGGTAGCCAGTATTTCGGCACCAAAGTAAAGAAAGGACAGCCCCACCCACCCGCAGGCTTACAGTTCGCCCAATTTGAGAATTGGCTGAAGAACCACCTACGCGACGATAAGCCCCTAGAAATCGCTTACGAAGAGGTTTTCCGATGGATGTCCAGCAGCGCAGCTCACGTCTTTTGTGGCCTTCGCGCCATCATGCTGAAAGAGGCACTTAAAGCAGCCATCCCCTGCTTCGCTTACTCGCCAACCACGATCAAAAAAGATTTCACTGGATCGGGTAACGCCAAGAAGGAAGTCATGATTGCAACCGCTCTCATGCGTTGGCCTGGACTCGACTACACCGACGACAACCAAATAGACAGCATTGCCATTCTCCACACCCACCTAAAAACAGGAAAGGACAGCCAATGAGCGCCGCAAAAGTGAAGGCTAAAAACCTGCTTGTTTCATTCAGCGGCGGACGAACATCGGCGCTTCTGGCGCGCTTAGTGCAGACCTCGCCACTTTTTGCGGGATACCGTAAAATCTTCATTTACGCAAATACCGGCAAGGAGCGTCAAGAGACGCTGGACTTCGTGCATGAATGTGACACGCGATGGGGCCTCGGCGTGGTCTGGGTCGAGGCCGTGGTGCACCCAGAAAAAGGCCAAGGCACTAAGCACAGAGTGGTAAACTACGAGACCGCAATCCGAAACACCGACCCGGAGAGCCCAGATCACCCATTCACGGCGGTGATAGCGAAATACGGACTACCCTCGAACGCCTTCCCTCACTGCACGCGCGAACTGAAACTGCGGCCGATGGCCTCATATCTGAAATCCATCGGCGTGACCGAATACGAGACCGCGCTCGGCATCCGCGCTGACGAGCCATCGCGCGCCGGACCCAATCCGGGCATCATCTACCCGCTAGTAGAGCTGCGCATCGACGAAGAAGCGGTACGTACCTTCTGGGACCGGCAAGACTTTGATCTCGGGCTCAAGGACTACCAAGGCAACTGCGACTTGTGCTTCAAAAAGTCGCTGCGCAAACGGCTAACTATCCTGCGCGAATCACCAGAGGTCGCGGGATTCTGGGCGAGCAAGGAAGGCAAGCGCGTAGATCCTCGCGGCAGAGCGGTGGACCTTGCATTTGACCGGACCGGCCTGCGCATCTCGGACCTCCTCACACTCAGCAAAGATCCCGCACTAGAACTTGCGGTGGACCGCCATGATGAGCGGTTGGCTGATAAAGCTAAAAACCCGCAGCTCTTCGAGATGCTATGCGGAATTGATTGGGATTCATCAACTGACTGCTTGTGCCACGCATAAAAATGAAAACAGCAAAAGTGAAGGCCAAGCGGTACTGGAAAACAGCCGCCGCGAAACTGGGTGGCGGGCGTGGAATCTATCTCTACGCCGACAAAAAATCGGCGCATTATTTCAGCGGGTTCAATGCCGCAAAAGTTAAGCCCGTGGCAGTCCTGCCCGCCGACGCCGACTCGATCGAGCGCATGGTTGAGCAGATGGCGCGGGCGTTATTTGCCGACACATATAAAAACTATCTCCACTTTGACCCTTCGCTTTTTAACGAGTTGAGGGAATACGAGCGCAACTTTTACAAGGCACAAGCCCGCGCAGCCCTCGCCGCGATTGGGGTTAAGTCTTGTCCCGCACAAAACCGGAAAAACGATAAACAAAAACCATAAGCGTTAATAAATAACTACCAACATTAACGTCAAAATGCTCCTCACCTCACCCACCTCAGTCATGCCAAAAACCGCACGCAGGGGTGACGCTGGAATGGACTGCTACGCCAACGAGTTCGTTGTGATCGAACACGGAGCCACCAAGAAGGTGCCCCTAGGATTCGCCGTTGAACTACCTGAAGGCTTTGAAATGCAGGTGCGTGGCCGTTCCAGCATGAGCTTGAAAGGAATTCTCTGCCACACCGGAACCATTGACTCAGGTTATCGCGGTGAAGTCTCAGCCATCATCACCAACCTAGGCCCAGATACCGCGGTAATTGCCCGTGGCGACCGCATCGCCCAGGTAATAATCACCCACTACGCTGAAACAGCCTTTGTCGCCGTTGAGAGCTTAAACGACTCTGAACGTGGCACAGGTGGATTTGGTTCAACCGGAGTTTAACCGTGATCTGCACCATCACCCACATGATACCAATTGAACGCATTCTTTTCGTTTACGCACGCAATGGAATAATCCAGTGCTTGAACTTAGAAGACAGCACCAACCTAGGTGCGCAGCTTAAAAAAGAAGGATGGAAACACACCATGACCATGGACCCAGCCCGTTGGATTGAAGCCATAGCTAATCCAAGCACGCTAAACGGTGACAAAAATCTAATCCAAGAACTCAAAGGCATTCGATGATCCGCCGCACACCCATCAGACGAATCAGCAAGAAGAAGACCCGTGAACTCGCTGAATACACCCGCTTACGCGCCGTGTTCATGCAGCAAAAGCCCACTTGCGAGGTATGCCACAAACGCGATTCCACCGAATGCCACCACGTTCACGGAAGAGGTAAGAACTACCTAACCGTTGAAACATGGCTCGCAGTTTGTGGCCCCTGTCATCGCACCATCCACAACCGACCAGGTGAAGCTCGTAAGAACGGGTTTCTAAAGTAACGAAAAACCCCACTGTAAAAAGTGGGGTTTTTTTGTGCTCACTTACCAAGAATCACATGATGCAGACCGATACTTACCGCCCACGAAATGAATCCACCGATTGACCCGATTACAGCCGTAAGCGTAGCGACTCGCACCATTACCGACTGTTGAAACCGTTCAAGTGCCGTAACCCGTCCATTCGTCTTTAAGACCTGTTCTTTAATCGTCTGCAACTCACCCCTCAACTCAGCCCGAAACACAGCCGTTGCCTCTTTATCCGCCTCCATATCCAGGTCGTAACGACGGTGACGCTCCATGAGCGTGGCAAACATGGCGTTCACGCTATTGGGATCAAAAGCAGACTCCTGTCGATTGCGATCATCCCAGTTGCTCATGACTCGCCCCCCTTCTTCGACTCAAAAATATCGGGGATATTATTCCCGTTTTTATCCCACTCAGCCCGCTTGTAGCCTGCCACGATCAACCCCATGCCCACCAGCACCGCCAGCCACAACCAGGCAGGCACCTCACAGAGCTTCCAAGCAGCACCAGCCGCCACCGCTCCCACCAGCAGCCCATTCGACAACGCAGGCCAAGCCGGTAGCAGCGACTTCAGCACCAGACCCACAACCCCGCAGCCAATAGCCGCCCACAGTAGCCAACGCCTTTCTTCAGCCGCACTCTCCACCTCGATACGCTTCACCGCCACCGTGGAATCAGTTGACCCACTAGAAGCCCGCTCCTGATGCGATTCTGAGCGTAATTCAGACGCCCCCGCCAGTACCACCTTAACAGCCGCAGGAATGGCCGCATTCGCAGCCGTAGCCGCCACTCCTACCGTGCTCTCAACCGTTGAACCAGCCGGAACAGGTAACGTGGTAACGGTTCCCTCACTTTGCACCGTTGCAGGTGCCCCAATGTCACGCGGACCCTGAGCACTTGCCCCCTGGACCTTCACCCTTGGCAGTGCCATACCACACCCAAGCAGTGAAAGCACCAGAAGCGTTATGACGCCACAGGCTATTAACCGAATCGCTGTTTTAATGTTCATGTCGAATGATTAAGATTTCTGAAACTCGGCCAATAAAGTTCATAACCGTTACACGTCCAGCATCATAATTGTGATTGTTGATTCCCCCCGTGATCCAACCACCTGAATCACTCCCAGCCAGCTCATGCACCACCAGACCAGCCATGCCATGCCTAAACACCACCACGTCACCCTGTTTTAACCAGTCGAAGGCATACAGTGGAATGTGAACGTAGGCCACCACCTCACTTGCACGACCAGCAGGGATTAACGGAGCCATTGACCCCGTTCCCAACACACCCACCCACTCAGCAGGAGCTTCAGCCATGCGTGCCTTAATCTCAGCCAATGGCAGCACCACAGGCTGAATCTTCACAGCCTCATCCCCTAATTTATCCCAGCAGAAGAACCCAGCCAGTGCCACAAGCACACCGGCCAGGATAGACTTCACGCCTTTCATGCGTTCAAAACCGCATTCACTGCCATCAGAATATCACCAACAGGAATCTCCTCAGAGTCATTCCCATTCTGACTTGTCAGAAACAGCGCACCACGCGCCTTATCGCTCACCGTGTCGAACGTGACTGAGCCAAGAGCACCGTCATCAGGATAAACCGCTGTAACCGTAATCAATGGCGTTTCTTGCTCATCGGTATCCCGCAGGATTACCAAAGGAAAACGCGAAGGAACCGAAACGATATTTTCAAGCATTGGATTAGGCATAAGATTAGACAGCTCTGAAGCGGATTTTGAAGGTGCAGGTGGTAGCAGTACCAAGATCAACGTAGAGCTTACCCGTGCTCGTTTGGGTCACGAGGATGGGCAGGATCTGCGGCGTGCTGGTGAGCGTGACCGAGGCGCACACGTTGGCGGGCGTGCCTGCGGATTCGCCAAGGGTCACGGTGCCGTTGCCGGTGGCGACGACTTCGACTAGGTAGCCAGTGGATGGGATCACGCGGCGGTCGCCGAGGAGATAGCCGTCCGTGGTGCGGGTGTACTCGATAAATCCCGTGTCGGCGGGGTCGTTAATCGAGACGCCTGTTTCGGGTAGTTCGAGGTGGCGACCGTTGCCTGAGGTGTCGCGGATCATGTAGCCGCCGTTGCGCTGGCCGCTGTCCTGCTCGAATAGCGTGCCGAGGGGGATTACTTCAAAATCGTCTATATCAAAATAGTCCCCGTTGATACCAATGCCCGCCATATCAAATGATAGGCGATCAATCGTAGTATTTGCGGTAACTACACAAGTGTAGCTAAATTGTGACCATGCGGTAGTTAAGGCAAAAGCGGCGCTAGTACTGCTACCTGCTCCGCCTGATCGCATCTGAAAATTTATATTTCCTGATACCGATGCCCTAGCCCAAAAGCGAATCAGGTATTTTTGATTAACTGAAACTATTTTGGCCGGATTATACCACGCATTAAAATCAATTCCCGCTCGGGTGAGCCTCGCATAATACGATCCAGCGCCACCCGTTCGCGTTCCTGAACCAACGCTTCCAGTTGCTAAATATGCGCTCCAATTGGTGAGGTTATTAGCGTCGGTTGCTCCAAGTGATGCGCCGTTGCCAGATGGGATTAGGCTCACCATACTCCCGCCGCGTTGCTCCGGCAGCGTGACCAGACCGCGACCGATTAGGGCCGTGATTTCGGACTGGGTTAGGGCGTAGTTGGCGTGCCCAAAATGAGCATACGTGTTGGCGCTGGCATTTGAAACTCCATCAATTTCTGAATTTATGAACGTGGAACTAGCAGTGTAGTTCGTGGTATCTGTAATCGAATCAACAAATGATCCGTTACGGTAAAAAGAGCCGACCCCTGCGCTTCTAACATAGTGAATTATGGTAGGTAGGCCCGCACTAAACACGATTGAAGATGAACCAATATTAGCAATGCCGACTTTCACAACTTCAAGCCCGCCGCTAACGTTTAATGCCTGCAACCCAAACGCCCCAGAAGCTCCAAATAAAAATCGTGGTATGAAGGCAGCACCGGGATTTATCATAAACCAGACCGTAAAATCCCCAGTCCCCACAGCCGGAATCCCGCCGCCACCAATCACCGCGCCCGCCGTGCCGTCGAACCGCAGGCCCTCGCGCTCGATCAGCGCCGCTTTGCTGGCGATGTCGGCGGCGTCGGCGTAAATGTAAAAGCCCGTGAGCTGCGTCCATTGGCCCGAGCTTCCGTTGTAGATCGCGGCGTCACCAACCACCCACGTCTTGCCCTGGCTCGTGCCTGCCGAGGTGATGCGGTAGGTGTCGCCGTTGGTCGTGCTGGTGGCGGGGACGCTCGCGCCCGCCAGCTCGCCTTTGTAGGCTTGGCTGATGGCGTTGAGCGCAGCCGTGGCGCTGGCGTCGGCAGAAGCAGCCGACGCACTGGCAGATGACGCAGAACCCGCAGCATTGTTCGCTTGCGTGGTAGCCAACGCCAACTGTGCAGCAGCATCAATCACCGCTTGCTCTGCATTGGCTTCAGCAGTTTCAGCGTTAGTTTCAGCTAACTCCGCAGCAACCTGAGCCACTTGCGCAGCTTCCTTGGCAAGCTCTGAATCCGCTGCACTATCAGCAGACAAACCAGCCTGAAGCGTGGCAGTGTCAGTCAAGACCTGAACAGCAGCAGTCAAGCTCACCACCACCGCAGCAGCAGCGTCATCCGCAGCCGTGCCAGCCGCAGCAACCGCATTAGCTTCAGCAGTCTCGGCATTGGTTTCAGCCAGCTCAGCCGCAGTTTTAGCCGCTTCAGCAGCATCCACCAAAGGCTGAGCAGCCGCCTCAGCAGCAGCAGCCGCATCGTCTAAAAGACTTTGCTTAGTGGTGAACTCCACCGCGCCAGTGCTCGCATCAAACCCCAAGATGGTGCCCTTGCGGTCATTCAATGCCAGCTCTCCACCTTCCGCATTGGTCACAGGTAAGCGAATCGAACGTGCCGCCATGCTGTAAATGCGCTGAATCTGCATCGCCAGCCGGTCATAACCACGCTCAACCGCAGAAGGTGCCAAAGAACCGCTGTAAATGAACTCTTCCGACTGGGTGAGTGCATCCGCCCGTGCGATAGTCCAAACAGCCCCCACAGTTCCGCCAATGGTGGTCAGCGTACCCCCTGCTTCCACGCCCTCACCCGTTAAGGTGTAATTAGTGTTCAGCGCCATCAGCGTATCCACCCCTGCAACCGTTTGGTAAACGATCAAATCGTCTTGTTCCAAGAAGTAGAACGTGACGGGAATTGCTTGAATGGCAGTGGCAAGCGTGGCCTGCACGCGATACGTTTCATTTGTTACGGACATAATCTTTATTTGGTTTTGGTTTTAACTTCAGGGAAATAGCCGACCCGAACTCGCGCCATTTGCGTAGCCGAACGAGAAAGGTTTTCGAGAATCTTCGCAGCAACTTCTTCGTTGGAAGATTCGATTAACTTCAGGAACGCCGCATCATTGCGCATCAGCGACTCCTTCAACAACGCACCGCGCTCCTTGGTGAATTGGTAGAACTGTTCCGGCTCCATCTTGCCTTTGTAAGACCAGACAGACGTAGGAACCAGGTCTTTAGCCCCAAACGCACGGTAAATCCGCGCTTCAGGAGTGCCATCGACAGACGCACGCGCCAACCAGTCAAACGGCCTGTTCGCAATCGCATCCCCAAGAATGTCCAACGCTGGATCATTCGCCCGTGCTGCAACCGGCACATTGGAGAACAACGCCGCTTTGATGTCCGGTTTACTCCGCTGCACTGGATCAAAGTCACGCTCCAATTGACGCAGCAGTGACGAAAACGGAATCGCTACCGTGGAAGGATTGAAGGTGCGACCCATGAACGAATAAAGCGCATTTTGGGACACCTGCCCATCACGTCCAAACATGTTCACAAGATCGGCAGCATTGGAAAGAAACGACTGATCGAGCAGCACCGAACCAACACCAGCAGCCGCCACCGCCAGGCGCTCAGTCAAATCCTTTTCATCGAGCTTACGATAACGCTTCGCATCGTGGTAATTACCAACCAAGGCCAGCCCCATGAGCAAAGGGCTGTATTGGAAGGTGTAAAACTTAGACCCTTCTTTGCCCCTGAACTCGATTGAATAAGGCATCCACCGCGGCCCGTTAAGCGCCTGGTTCTTCTCGCGTGAGCCAGCACCAGAGCCGTGAATCTGAATCTCTGCCTCAGGATCGTCAGGATTCGCCAGGCTGGACAGCACACCCAAGGCAACAATGCCGAAAATGCCCCGCTTCAACTCCATTGCCCGCTCATCGGCTGACTTGGCAACAAACCCATTCTTACCAGCAGCCGCCCCAACTCGCTTAGTTTCAAAAGCAGACCGTGCAATGCCCATGCCCGTGTAATCAATGCCACGATTAAGCACATTGGCGACAATCCGAACAAACGGCACCACCAACTTAGGAGCCGTCATCAGTGCCTTTTGCACAACCTCAGCTTGTCCAGTCGTATCAGCACGACCAAGCCCATTCATTACATCAATCAAGCTGTTCGCCATAAGCCCAACAAACCCATCAGGCTTGTAATTGAACGTAGCACGCGCCGCAAACTCACTCGCCCGCTCAATCAGAGCACCATCACGCTCCAACAGACGCAGCTCTTTCACCCGTCGCGCTTCCCACTGTTCACGATTGCCCTTGGCCTTCAGCTCATCGCTCAGACCATCCCACTCACGCGCAGCCCGTTCAGCGAAGTCACCAATCTGCTCATCCGTGGCGTTTAAGAGCTTTTCAACCTCAGCTTGACGCTCCGCACCAATCAGCCCCTTTGCGTCAGCCATTTCCCACGCAACCATGCGCGCCTTGGCTTCCTGAGCCGTTGCGTAGGCAAACAAATCTTCCGCACGCAGAGCACGACCAACTACCTTCAGCCAGTTGAACGGATTTGCCTGCCCACCAGCGAAGTCAACCCGCTCCAACGTGCCGGAACTGCCAAACTTGTTCGACTCAGTTTGCAACACCGACGCTTCACCCGTCTTCAACTGATTCTTGGCTTCAGCTAGGCCGATAGACGCCCCAGCCTTCACCCCGTAAAGCATTTCACGCATCAGTTGCAGCGTCTTAACTGGATTCGCCCGCATTGCTTCCAATGGAAGCGAAACCATTTGCTCTAAGGTATTCGCGTAAAGATTGCGGAAATGGGTGTTATACCCGCTCAACACGTTGGCATACCAAAGTGACCAACCAATATCCACCCAATCAACCGGCTTCAGGATTTCATTGACGTGGTTCATCAGCTCCACCGTTGCATCAGTCCGAGCAGTCGAAAACTCAGGCGTGCTCCGAATGTTCTCAGCCAACTCCACTAGGCGCTTATTTTGCGTCTCCGTTGCCTTTGGCACTTTGAACTTCTCAGCGAACACCCGCGCAATGTCCTCACGGGTAAACTTGACGCCCTTGGTTTCAAACAGCTTCCGCACGGCATCACGCAGCGACTTTGGCGCATCATGACCTTTCACCTTCAGCCGGTTGATTACCTCATCCTCAAACCGCTTAACCAGGTCATCAAACCCTTCCAGCGTGGTAGTAGTGCCACCGATGCCCATTGCACGCCCTAGCGCAAGCGTGTCCTCAATCTGAGCATCAGTCATACGCTTACCTTGGAAATGCTCTTCAATGGCAACCATTTGATCTTGGAAGCCTACCTTGCGCCCCGTGGCGTGAATCTCAGCCAGTGCGTTATCAATCTCCTCTTCGCTCATCCGTGGCCCACTGCGATCTTTGCCTTTATCCTCAGCAGCAGCGCCAGGCTTATCCACCTTTGGCTTCGCCTTCTTAGCCGCAGCCTTTGCCGTCAGTTGCTTTTGTGCCTCAATGAGAATGTCAGCCACATGAGGAGCAACCTTGTCGCCGTACTTCTCAACCAGTGCCTTCCGCGTCTCCGCAGCACCCGATTCCTTGAGCATACGAGCCACAACCGACACAATGCCTGACTTCCGCACGTCTTGGCTCAGTGCGAAGGTAATATCAGGCAAATCCTCAGTTCTAACAGCCTTCCGTGAAGCCATCGGCTTACCAGAAACCCCGTTAATCTCATCAAGCCATTTCTCCAAAAGCTTCAACGCCTCTTCCTGCACGTTAGCCAACACCTCTTTGGATGCGTCAATGACCGGCTTACGCTCACGCAAAGCCGCTTCCAAGCTCTTCAGCTTATTAGACAGGAAGATTTGAGCCTTTTCAGGAGTATCGAGCACGTTGCCCAACAGACTGAACGCCTGAACACCACGCCCCAACTCAGTGCCCAACTCATTCACTCGCTCACCTACTTCAATCGCCTTCTCAAACTGCTTCTTGGCATTGAAATGCTCCATCAGTGCCATTCCAAGAGCAACCTGCACGTTGGGCGTGAGCGTACTGGTTCGTGACAGAACAAGCTCCAACGCATTACCAACACCCTTCTCCGTTACCACCTTTAACGCTTCAGCCACCGTTTCCTTATTGGGAACCACGCGATAAAGCCGGTCTTCCATAGCCTTACGCATTTCAGGTGAGAACGCTTCCCCTTGGTGATCCGCAGCAGCCACACGCGCAGCAATCTTATGCTTCCGCATCACTGCCTTAATCTCATTTGCACGGTCAAGCGACTCCATGCCCATTGTGATGTCAGCTTTCCCGCCCTTCTTGGCTTCACGAATCATCGTCTCCCTGACTCGGAAGTCTTTGTTCCTGCCCTTGTTTTCCACGAAGCCAAATCGCTTGTAAAAGTCTCGCAACCGTCCAACCGAAGACGCCCCAAAATCAACTGAAGGTGTTAGCGCGATCATTTGCCCGCTTTTGTCGGCGTAGGCCGTCAACTCCTTCATTGCTGCCGTGCCAAGACCCTGGGCCTGCTCAGTGTCAGACACGCGAATTGAAGACAGAGTAATTACCCCGCCCTTTTCGCTCACTTGGTTTTTGATGCCACGCGCTTCCCACTTCGCGCTGATGTCAGCCGGCGAGAACGTAGCCCCCGCTTGCTCCACCTTCTTGCCGTTCTCTTCGATGATCTTCACAAGCGACTCGTCAAAGATGACGTAGTTGGACGTGCCACCCTTGCCACGGCTTGCTCCGTCTAAGTAGCGGATTCCTGGAATGCCAGCAGCCGCCAGCGTCTTAGATGCCGCAGCGTCACCACCTAGCGTTTGCACCATTGCACCGCCAGAACCTAGGTAAAGGTCTATCACGTTAACCCCATGGCTTACCGCTACGTCCCTAGGACGACCACCAGCAGCAACTTCAGCCAAAGCCTTAACTAGCCGGTTGTCCACCTTAGCCAAAGCCTCCTTAACCTTATCGCTTTGCTCTCTCAGTGGCTTGTCCCAGTCAAGGAAGTCATCGGCGTCTGGTAGTAGCTCTACGGTATACAGGTTGCCCCTCTTTATTCCCAACTTATCTAAATTTTTGGGACTTGGATAAGTGCTATGGTTACGGATTCCAGTGCCATAATCACTTTCCTTTTTCCACCCCCCTTTTCCGTCAGGCACAACCGCTTGAACGTCCACACTCCAATTAGCGACATCTACACCGAGATTTAATTTAACAACGCGATCCATGCCGCCATATGACGGTATGATAGCCCCTTCCTTAAAATACTCCTTTAGAACATCACGCGAAAGCATGTTGTCTGATAGACTCCTCCTATATTCTTCGCCCACCGCTTTATTCTCCGCGAAGTAAAGCCCCCAGCCGTAAGCCTGCGCACCCTCGCCCGTTCCGATCTTGTCCATGCTGAACTTGTCCACCTTGTGAGGAGTGCCATGATAGGCTGTTAAGCTGAACGTAGTAGGCCCGACCAGTTGCGCACCATCAGGCAGCACCGTGACGTTGCTTGCGTCTTCAGGCTTTGCCCGTGAATCGCTCAGGCTGAACGTCGCACCAGTGCCAGCATCAGCAAACACCTCTTCGCCGCGCAGTGACGAATCAATGGCTTTCAACAGATCATCAGCCGTCTCGAAAGGAAACCCGTCATCCCGTGCCATGCCAGCCAGTTGATCCAGTGGCGTGTAAACACCCTTTGGCGCAAAGAACGCACGCGCCGCTTGTGGTGACTTAAATCCCTCCCACACCGTAGCCAGCTCACCCGCCAGTTGCTCACCGTTAGCCTTTGCCGTATCAGGATGCGGCAGCTTGCCCTTCAGCCACCCCATAAGCTCAGTGCCACGCCCATCCATTTGCCCCACCTCTTCAGCCCGCATTTGAGCATCAATGTGAGCTTGATCCAGCCCCACCGACCGCGCCAGGTGAGTCTTAAAGTTGCCATCCATCTTGCCAGACGCTTCCAGATCCATCAGCCGAACAGACAGATCAAGAATCTTACCGAGATACTTCCGCAGCTTGCTCAGGAATTGGCGAAAGGTAGCAGGCAACGCTTCAGCGTTCGACTTGCCCACCAGATAGGCTTGTGACTGCTCACTAAACCACTCAATCAGCGCACGCTCTGAAGCATCCGTTACAGTGCTCCCCGTGCTCTTACGCCACCGCACAATGTCTTCAAGCGTCACAGAACCATCAGCCAGACGCCGCTTCAGATAACCCTCAGCGTGCTCTTCCACCACAGTCAGCGGACTTGCACCGTCATAGATGCGTGAAACGTCCGACACGATACGCCGACGCGCATCATACTTGGTCACTTCATTCTCACCCGTAATCAAAACAGAGCCAGGCGTTGCCCCTTCATTCAGCCGCCCCATTTCCGTGTAAAGCTGCACAATCCCATCAGCCTCTTCTTGCGTGAAGTCACCCGCATCAACGCGATCCTGAAGCGTCTTTGACTTGTCCATCAGCTCAATCGACTGCCCTGCTTCTTGGAAGCTCTCGACATAACCAATCATGTCTTCAATGGCCGCAGTCTCGTTCAGTTGATCGGCAGCATTCCAATCACGCGCCAACTCCAAAGCCGCATCAGGACTGCTTGTGTTATCCAATAACTCACCGTCAGGAGTCGTCACCTCAAACATGCCATCTTCCAGACGACGAATCTGAGCACCTTCACCAGAACCTTGCTCTATGTAAGACGCCTGCATGTCAGCATCCAAATCAGCAAAAGCCGCCTGTTGAGCTACGCCATTCATTACCCGCATTTGCTCATCAGACCACATCGACTTCATCACAGCCTGCTTCTCTTCCAGTGAAGGCGCTTCCATGATCTTAGTCACCGCTTCATCCGTGAAGCCGACTGCCTTCAGTGCCCGAACGTCATTGAAATACTGACGCCCAAAGGCCGCATCGCTGAACGTAGCTGAACCAGTCCCGATTAAGACCATCGGCAGGAGTGCCCAAAACGTATCAACGCGCCCCTTTGCATACTCAGCCAACTCCTTCTTACCATCCACCCCAGGAACGGCCTCAGAAATGAAGCTGCCAACTTCCTGAACCAGTAACGGCATCGCATCTTGAAAGCCTTCTTGCAAATTCTGCTCCACCATTTGCACGCCCAGCACCGCACCCGTGCGTTTAGCCAGTGAAGCAAATCCCTCAACCGGCACCTCCAAGAGCTTTTTAAACAACGGCAGATTGCCGACAACCATCTTTGCCTGGATCATTTCAATGGGAGCCTCAAGCAGAGCCGACGCCAGCGCACCCTTTTGGGCATCTTCAATGCTCATGCCACGATCCATCATTTCCTGAGAACGCATCCCCAGCGTGCTACCAATGAGCAACGGCAAACCAGCGTAAGGAACAAATGCCTGAGCACTGTAAGCCGCGGTATTCAACGCAGGATAAAGCACGTTCTTGGTGAAGAAATTCTTCCCCTTAACCGGATCAATCACCGCATTGGCTAACTCATCGAGTTCATCACCAATCACCCGCTTACGCTCCATTGCGGTCACTTCAGACTTAAACGCGTCCAGCTCATCCGCGGACATCGCCCGCCGCTTACGCAAGAAAGGCTGACCGTTTTGCGTAATCACGTCCTTGGCAAAATCAACAATGCCATAATTGCCCTGCATCGACCGACTCACCCACGACACCATTGACTCACCAGGCTTGCGCTCGCCAGCAACCGCCACGTTATCACCCGCTGCCTTCAACGCACGCGCATTGATAAGCTCAGGGTTATCACTGATTGCCCGTTTGTTGCTCTTAGCCACGTCAACAAAACCACGCCCAATCGACTCACCGGACTGTTGAAGCACGCCCTTCTCATCAAACAACTCAGGAGTTGCACCAACCTGTTGAGCAATCACCGAGTAAAGCAAAGGCCGGTCAGCATCAGGCACCGCGTCAACCTTGGCAATTAACTCATCCATGCTAAACCCACGCACGTCTTCAAAACCCTTCTGCGTTCCCTTGATTCGTGCCAGACTACCCACGATGTCATCAGCTACAGGACGAAGACGATCCGCCTTCTCCTTCACCTGGTTAAAGCTGTTCTTGGCAATCATACGCATCTTGTCCCGTGATGCCGCGGTCATTGGCTTAGAAGGATCGTCAGCAGGCTTCGCTTGCTCATAAGCCTTCATCCAATCGCCTTCACCCTTAAACGCCGATTGGTGCATCTTGTTTACCAATTCAGCAGCCATCGCACGGTCTTCCTTATCCTGCTTCACGCGCCCACTGATTGCCCCGTAAAGCTCCACGTCAGTCATATCAGGCTTATCCACACCAAACGCTTGATTGGCGTAGGATGCACGAATGCCAGGCCACAACGCATCATCCCACCCAGCAGGCAGCTTGCTCCCGTGCATCGACTGAATGTAAGCCATGTTCACCATCCGCGCCTTGGCTTCCTTTGGATCGGCTGAAGTGGAAAGCAAGCCCTGCAACTTGGCCGACTGTTCCGGCGCCATTGTCTTTTCAACGTCATCGAGTGAACCATAAAGCCCCTCAAAACGATCAACCTGGGCATTCTGCTTATCGGCTGAAGGCTGAAACGGTTGCAGGCCAGCAGCACGCTTGGCCTCAGTGTAACCACTCAGCAAGCCCACCAGTGCCGACCGCTTACCCTCATCCTGTTCAGTAGGGATAGCCCGATAAACAGACAAAGCATCGTCATCAGTCAGCAGGGAATTTACGTTGGTCTTGGCAGTCGAAGAGTTCAGTTCGTTCATTTTTTGGGTTGTTTACCGTATTTTGCGAGCAAGGCGTCAACCTCAGCAGGCGCAGGAGTTGTTTGCAATGCTCGGACTGTAGGAGCCACAAACAACGAAGCCCCTTGCTTTGCCACATGACCGGCCTGGACGTGTCCAACGTAAGCCAATGCTTCCACACGGGTAGCCTTTGGCTTATCCCTGAAGAACGAGCTTAAAGCGTCTTCAATCTTAACCTTCTGTTCAAGCGCCGCAGCGTAAGCCACAGGATCGGTTTTCTTAATAAATAACCCCGTGTTCTTGTCTTGCTCACTCACCTCAAACTGACCGAACAAGCCCGCTTTGAAGGAAGCATCAACTTGGCTCATCGCATCCCGTGCAACCGCACCATTCAACGGTGAAGCAGGGTCACGCTTCTCCTTCAATCGGCTATAAGCGTCTTCTTTTAAGCCTGGGGGAAGCGTTGCCACCTGAACCGCAAGGTTGGCGTAGTTCTCATTCGTGCCATCATCCCGCGGATCATAGGCATTGATTGCCGACATCACACCAGCAAACGCCCCAGCCGTAGCTTTAGACGCTGACTTGCCCTGATTGCGCTGAATGTCCCGCGCTTGCGTAGAAGTGAGCATCTTCTTTTCAACCATTCCGTCTAACTCCGTTACAGGGATGATTTGCCCATCATTCATGCGACCAATCAGGTCTTGGTAAGTCTCCGCACGCACCCGCTGAACCGCTACGTTGGCCGAATCAATCAGCGTCTTACGTTGTTTCTCATCGAGATTGTCGTAGTTAACCCACCCACCCGCCTTATTCGTCTCAGTGAGTGCATCCATCGACGCCATCGGGTTAGTCAGGATCATGTTGGTAGCAGCGTAGTATTCAGCCTTTTGCACACCGTTTTTAACCAGTGCCTTTGCTTCAGCCGGATCAAACAAACCATGTTGTTCACCGCCCTGAATCTTTGCCGTGTAACTCGCCACGTCGCCCAGCTTCAAATCATTCTCAGCTGACTCCATCACGTTACCCTTGGCACGGTTAATCTGGCGAGCCGTTGCCTGACTGCGCACTTGGCCGGTCATCGACGACTTCCAAGACTCCATTTGCGGACTCAGCCGGTCACGCAGAGCACCAGGCATTTTCTCAACACCAATCTCCTTCTCCACCTCACCCGCCCGCTTCTGCCAAGCAGCTTCCCACGTTGTTTCGTCACCGTTGTTCTTCAGGTCGTCTTGAAAGGAAACAAATGCTTCCTTCATCTTCCGGTCAGCATCTACCGCAGTAGCGTAGTTGACCGCTTCCTGCTTCTTCATAGCGAAGTCACCCGCCGCTTGCCCTATGGACTGGATACCAGCAGCAAGAGAGCGTTGACCGGCAGCAATGCCGTCAAACATGCCCATGTCACCGCGGACAGCAGAGCTAGGCGTTGCGTTAGGTGTAAACGTTGCGAGAGGGATACGAGGCATAAAAGTAGATTAAGCGATTCCTTGATAACGATAGTTTGCACCCATTGACGAAGCAGCACCGGCACCTTGCAGCACCGTACCAGCAACCTGAAGCCGACCAGCACTCCGCGCAGCACGTCCAGCCATGCGATCCATGTCCGCTTGCGAGCGCATCCGAGCAGCTTCCATGTTCCCCGTTCGCTCAGTGTCCAGTGCAGCCATTTCAAGCGTTGCCGCCTGTTCAGCCTGGACGAGCAAAGGAGTGCCAGCCGACACAACACCCGCCTTGGCGTACAAAGCCCGTTGTTTGGCCCGCAATGCGTCATTCTGAGCACGCTGGGCATTGGCTGAAGTGCGAGCATCAGCCGCACGTTGAGCAGCTTCATTGTCCATCAGAGCAGCGTTGTAATTCGCCATCTTCTGTTGTGACTTCGCTTGCTCATTGGCAGCATAGGCAGAGACGCCCGCGCCTGCCACCGTTGCCGCAATGGCAACCACCGCTAAAGTTTCTATTCCCATGTTTAGACTGTTTTGAAGAGTTGAGTGACGCCACTATGATTCTGTTGAAAGCCCCGCGCCTTCATCCAACGCACTAGGGCAGGATTGTTGGTTTCAGTGTAAACGATATGGTAATCGTGAGCCTCAGCCAGCATTTCAAGAGCACCAGCCACCTGAGTTAAGGCCCGCAGTGCCCTTATCGGTGGAAGCACCGGATTGGTCACATGCCACGACATCCACGCCAGACCAACACCCACCGCCATGTAAAGCCAGCCAGCCGCCGCAGGAGTGCCATCGTCATCCATCGCCACCACTCCGCATGGTGGAAGGATGTTGCGAGGCACTCCAACGCCCTGATGCGCCTCCCACCAAGGGAGAATTACAGGATAATCCAAATCGTTATCAATGAGTCGGGTGGTCATAGCTCAATCCCCCATGAAATCGTGCTTAATCGCAAGACCTAGCAGCGTGCACGGCAACGGTTGATCCTGCACAACGTAAACCACAGCGTCTTCAGAGTAGCCCATAGGCCAGCTCACGGTTTTCTCACCCGTAAACTTAGGAGCCCCAATGCTCGGATCATCAGCCCAGCCCCTAAACTGAATCTCGTTTAACGCAGTCAGTGACTTCCCAAACTTACACCCCTGCGTTTGATTGAAGCGCAAGGTTGCTTCAGTGATTCGCCGTTTGCGCCCTTGGCTCGCACCGTTCGCCAGTTGGGTATCTAGGCGCATGGTCTTAATCGTGCCAGAATAAGGCAGGCCGATAGCGTAAGCCCCCAATGAACCCACTGGAAGCGTGATTGCCCCAGCCGTGACCGTGTAATCACCCATAACGGCAGAGTTGAGCACGACACGGACTGACTCACCCTCCAAGTGATGCAGACCAGAAATGACGTTTGAAGACGCTGTGCCAACTGAAGCACAATCTAAGTGGAACTCAGTGAATGGAATAAATACGGACGGCAGAAGATCATTGGCGATTGTGTCAATATCTTCAACGAGAACGCCACCAGTAGCAGTGCGTAAATCCTCAAAAGTTGGTTCAACGCCAATGCCGTAGGAGAACACGCAGTCTTTGGATTGCAGTGCAGAAAGAGCCTGTGCCTCAGTTGCACCGCGCTCATGGGATTCAACGTCAGTAAAGAGAACGGCAAAGCGTGCAGAACCAAGCGTCCAGCTTGCTTGTTCCATACTTTTCTTGATGGCCCCGTAGCCGTCTTCTGGCGCATCATCGCCGCCATCGGCTGTTTTGGTAGCCAGTACGATTGCTAAGGCGTCCAAATCCATGAAGTCATCGAACACGAATGGATCGGTTTCGTCTTTGTAGTCAGCAAGGGCAAAGCGGGCACGTCCAAACTTGGCAACATAGAGCGCAGCGATTTCAGAGATTTGAGTGAGAACTGAGGTGATGATGCTCCCCATTGAACCCGTGGTGTCCAAGATGAAGACGACTTCAGCGAGGTTGGCAGTGCCCGCAGCTTCTTCTTCGACTGCCATACGTTCAATGTTGCGAACGGTGACGCCGTTTATCGTGCGTTTAACTGATGCCCAAATCTCATCCACAGGTGAGCCGTAAACTGACGTGATTGACTCGAAGTAGCCTGGAGTTGTCCACCGTGCCCATGCCGTGACGTTTTGCTCACGGTTATAGGTAAGAACCGCAAGCTGGCCGTCATCACGCACCAGCATCAGCGTAGGGTCAGGTTGACGAGCAAACGCCATTTGAACAATTCCCGACTCCGTGACGTGCTCAGAAAGCAAGGTAAGGTCAGGTGCCACATAACGATCTTTCTCAATGGTGTAAGCCATCTCACGCAGACGACGCCCTTGCCGCTGCATGAATAGCACCGCGTCACCCACGCTGATTGATTGAATCGTATCAGAACCGTAGGACGATTGAGCACGAACGGCCACGTTGGAAGGCGTTAAAGGCTCATCTTGCGATCCAGCCCGTGCCACCACCTCACCGCCAGCCGTGCCGATTTGCAGCACGTCCAGACCGTCCATCCACATAATCGGGTTGGACTCAGCAGACGCCACGACGAACGACACACCATCATCGTCAAGTGAACCGTCTTCGAAGTTCTCAAAGTCACCCGACTTAGAGCCCCAGAAGCGAGTGGGGAAAGCAGCCGTACCACCAAAGAACAGGCGTTGCTCATAAAGCCCCAGCGCACGGGGATAACCTCGGTAATCGCTCCATGCCCCTTCACGCCAGACCTTAGTTGCCGTGGTAGCCGCCAGCGCAGTGAGCACTTGGCACGTTACCACCGTGTCAGACGTGTAAGCCGTGATCTTCACCAAGCCCGAAATCGTGGTGTTCTCCGCTTCAATCCACACGCGACCTGATCCACTTGTCCAAGTCACTTCTAGGCGTAAATGACAGTCCTCATCTTCATCCCCTGAAGCCGAAATGTTGCGATCCGCCACACCCTTAAACAACCGAATTACTTCACCAGCAGTGGCAAAATCGTCAAAAGAGCGAACTACCTTAATCGTCGCCGTCCAAGAGCCAGTAGTTTGAATAGACCAAGTTCCCTTTACCCGAATCGACGCACTATTTCCGCTAGATGTCAGCGTGCGCTCAGTCTGCAAAGCGTCTTGATCATGGCTGATTTGCCACACAGACCCAACATGAAGAGCACTAAACAGCGAAGAAGACGCCGTAAGCGTGCGTCCCGTGCCCACAGCCGCGTTAGAACAGGTCAACGTGGTAGCAGTGATGTTCTCATCAAGTAATGGCGCAGAATCGAAAGCAACCAGCCCGAACGTCCAACTCACATCAGTCACCCGTGACAGCTTGCGAGGTGCGTAGTTGGGATGCGTGAGATAAATCACGTCATTGATGCCCTTAAACTGGATGCCGAACAGATCATCCTCCGTGTAAGTCGTCACCACCTCATAAATCCCCTTAGCCGTGCCACCCGACACATACGCAGGCAAGAGCGTGGTATCAACCGCCACCCCGAACTTATCGGTCAGCGTGTAAGTATCGGTTGTCACCCCAGCCACCAAGAACCGCCGCCCATTGAGCACCGTAGGCCCAACCAAGTCATCTAAGACAATCTCTTTGCCATTAGTAAAGCCGTGAGCCGTTGACGTAAACACGCCAGGACTCGCCGATGTCATCGCCGTAATCACCTTAGCCGCGGTCAACACCGGAAGACCGTTTGTGATAAACCGAATATACAGGTGCCCAAACTCCAACACAAACCGCGTTGCCGTGCTGAAGTTGAACGGAAGAAGACGGCACTGCTTGGTTTCAAACTTGGCAGGACACACGAACTCGAAACCCGTGCGATAACGCGCCCCACCGTACTGCATAGGCCGGAAGTTCTCCATTGTCCGACACGCATTGTCGTACTGAGCCAAGTCAGACCGTCCATCAAGTAGGGGTGTCCACTCGCCAGACGTGAAATTATTGAGAAATTTATGGAGTGCCATTTTAGCCGTTAGTCGAAGATTGCCGAGCGTTCACCCAATCCGAACCATCCACAGGGTTAATCAGTGGTTCAAACGCATCCCGTGCGTTAACAGACTTGGCTTGTCTCACCAGTGCATCAGCCGACGCATTCAGCGACTCCGCAAGCGTGCGACTCTGCTGCAACGGCCACGCCAGCTTAGCCGCCAACGAGTAGTAAATCGCTTTAGTCAACAGCGCATCCAGTCGGTTGTAACCCGCTCCACCGACCTCAGTCGTAACGTCAGCGATGTAAATGATGTTCGCCGTTGCCTCATCCGTCAGCAACTCACGCCCCTCAACCTCAAACAACTCGCGCCGAATGTCAGTTGGGTCGATGTCGTTGAAAGAAACCATTCTGAGCCAGTCCACGGGCAGCAGGTATGACTTATCCCACCCGAACGCAGGAACAGCCGCATTTGCCACCAGAACGGCACGCTTGCGGCAACTACGCCAAGGAGCCAAGCGCAACACCTCTCGAGTAGTCTGATCGAGGTGGAGCTTGCACTGACGAGCTGGTTCAGTCGCGTCATCAATCGAGTTGATGCCCTCTGAGGCGACTAGCCCCAAAGCAAAGTTACAAATCTGAGTCTTTGAAGCCATAAAGAAGAAAGCCGTGGATTACCCGCCACGGCACGGGGTTTTAGTTACTCCGCCAAACCAACAGCCTGATTTGCCATAAGTTGTTCTTGGCCTACAAAGACCGAGTAAACAACCGACCTCACACGAATGAGAACATGAGTTTCCTCATTCTCAGGATCAATCCCAAGCAATTCAAATGGCTCGTTCATGGAATTAGTTCACCTGAATGGCAAACGCAGTGATACGAACATCCGTGACCGCAGTTCCAAGCTGCGCAGTCCATGCCGTGTTCACCGTAGCCTGTCTAGCAACCACAGGCAGCGTTACGGTCAGCGTAGTAGTAGCCGGAACCCACACCGAGAACACCACCGTACCAGCAGCCACATGTCGGAAATCAACCCTGGTTCCCGTTGCGCTCGTATTGGTGATGATGAGTGCCCGAAGATCATTGAAGATCGAGGCGACTGCCGCAACAACGGTCGTCTCCGTAGTGTTGGTAAGCGTGACCATCGGAGCCATCGTGTTCAGGTCTCGGATTTGCTCACCACAACCAACATACCGACCAATTTTGTCAGCAGCCGGGGCGACCATTTGCCCAGCCGTGCGAGCAGTCTGAATAGCGGTTGCGGCTTTAACACCGATTGCCACCGGATTACCCGAAGCAGAGGCACCTTCCGCAGCGGTGCCGGCCACCGCAGTCGACGACGGCATCGTAATCGAATCTACTACCACACGTTGGCCGTTGCCTGATCCAGCCTGACTTACTCCCCCGATAATCACCTTGTTGATTCCCGTCTCCTCCATCGAGAACTTGCCCACCGTTAAGCGAGTAGTCGATGCGGGAGCCGTAACACCGTTGAACGCCTGAATGAACAGATAAACAGGAGTAAGCGCATCAACCAGACTTTCCAAACGACTAGCGCGAGAAGTGAACTGAACCGTCGTCGCCGTGGCCGGTGAGGCGTCACAAAGGAACTCCGAGGTAGTATCACCGGAGAATTGAACCATAACACCAGGCGAGGCATCCGTGGTAAGCGTAAGCGACGACGCACCGGAACCCCAGCCGCGACGTTGAGAGTCAAACCAGTTGGTCGTGGTGGCCGAAGTGCCGTTCTTGACCAAACTCACGCAGTTCCAGCCGAACACAGTCACCGTGCCACTTGCGCTCGGAGTCCACGCCTTGGCGCTCATGGTAAGCGTCAACGTGCCGGCAGTAGCACCAGCGTTTAAGCAGGTGAAGGTAGAAACACCACCAGACGATTGCGTGAGCAGTGATACCGCACCGTTGACGATTGCAAGCGTGTCGGACGATGCACTGACCGTCGCAGCTTCAGCGATGGAAAAGATTGGATTCCCACCGAGGAAGGTGATCGTTGCCGTAGTGGTCGAACGCGTCCAGGTGCAAGCAAAGACCGGCGAGAATGTGACTACATCACCAGCCACCGCAGTTATTGCATAACGACCAGGCACAATGGCAGCCGCACCACTGCCACCCCCAAGGTAACAACTTTGCCCAACATTGGCCGAAGTAAACCCGTGACCAGTTGGCAACGTGATCGAGATAAGAAGGCCGGTTTCATCCGTGGTAAACGCGCAGTTCTCACCAATCAAATCAGCGAGATAAACCCCGAAGTGCTGATTCACGATCTTCTGACTCAGCATCACCTTGGCGCGTGCAATGTGCCCGCCCTTGATCGACTCCACCGAGCGCATCAGGAACTCAGCGTTTACCGTGGTGCCGGTATCCACCAGCAAATTGCCATAAGCCTGAGCTACGGTCATACCCGAACCCGTTGCGCCCACTTGCACCACTTCATCCGCCACCAGCCCCGCGCCGGTCTTGGTAAACGAGCAGTCAACGACGTGAGAGTTTTGGGTGATGCCACCCGTTTCACTTAAAACAAGCGCCTTATAGGTGCCTGGCTCACCGTCCAACTCACCCCCGATAATCTGGGGCTTGCTACCAACCACTTGATTCACATTCAGAGACATAGAAAATAGATTTAAGATTTAAGAAAAAAACCCACCCCCACTCGGAAGAGCAAAGGTGGGTTTAACACGAAGCAGAGCCTAGCTCTTATTCGTCAACGTAGGCGATTAGGAACAGGAGCTTAGCGCCAGCAGTCAGCGAGGTAGCAACCGTTACCGTGGCGATGATGTCACGATCAGCGTAAGCCAGAGGAGCCGGAACATACTGTTCAGCAACAGCAGTGCCGCCAGCAGTGAAGGCGATGTCATGAGCAGTGGTGAGCGCAATGCCATCAGAGAGCGCGTCCGTGTTGGAAGCGTAACCGATGTCCAGCGTCAGAGCAGTACCAGGGTCTTCACAGATGATGCGGGACAGCGAAGGAATCGGAACCGCACCCTCTTTCAGACGAACGAGGTTGATGATGTCAGCAGCCGCCTCAGTGCCAGCAAGCGCATAGGGAACGGTTGCATAACGGACTTTGCCCTGAGTGAACTTCGACAGCTGATAAGCAGCCGAAGGCGAGGCACCAGCAGCGCCAGTTTGCGCAGTGAAGCGGGAAGTGTTAAAAGTAGGCATGATATTTAGTTATTGATGATTAGACGTGTGATGAACCCTCAAGGATTACGGGGATTCGTCGCAGGAGATTTGAACCACAAGCTCTTCCTGCATACGGCAGGCGCCAACGCTCATGTTGGCGTAAACCTGAGTGGCGTAGTTCTTGGTGGGCAGCTCATCGACCTTAGCAACCATGTCCTGACCGATGGACTGAACCAAACCCTGTTTCACATAGGCGAAGCAGGTGCGAACGTCAGAGGCAACGGTGAGGGTAAGCAGCTCGCTCTTGATGAAGTTGAAACCCATGAAGTAGGACACTTCACCGTCAACCAGAGCCTTCACAGCAGCGTAATCAGAGCTAGACACTTGGCTCACGTTAAGGAGCAAGTCATCAAGCTGTTGCTGAGTGTAGGCAAGGAATAACTCGGAACCCTTGGGATACTCAGCTTTGCCCAGGATCGACTTGGCCTCGATCATCTTAGCAAGCGTCATGCCGATGTTAGAACCACCGAAGTTCACAGCGACCTTCTGAGCAGCAGGCAGAGCGACAGCGATAGTGGCACCAGTGCCGTCTTTGTCGGCGTAGGAGTCGCCAGTTGCAGCAGTGATGACTTCCTCATCCTTGGCGCGATTGAACGCCATAGCAAACGACTGAGCGTAGCTGGATTTCGGATCAATGAGCATCTTGGTGTCATCCAGTGAATCAACCAGGTCGCTGATGTCGTAGTCATTGAGGAAGCAGGCACGGCGCTGGTGCGAGCTATCAACGCGAGGAGTATCAGCGTGACGGGAAGTGCGGCGAACGGCACGGGTAGTGCCCAGCTGTTCGAAGAACTTGGTTTTGCCCTTTTGGGACTCATTGCGGACTTTGCCAGCAAAGCGGGAATCGCCTTGCTGGGTGAGGTGCTCGACGTTGCCAGAGAATTGGTCAACGAAAGCGGCGGTGATCTTGAACGACATAAAAGAAGAGATTTAAGGAGATGAATCGGACTAGGTTGTTTCCCAGGCGTCATGCGTTCCCGAACAATTCGGCGCTACCTAAGAAGGTCGCTTGCCGAGGCTCATTGTGAGTTCCCTCTGCTTTTGCTGAATAAACTCACTGAAACCGCTTAAACCGTGTGTCAACGCACAAAAAACCCCCTCAACCGTTAGATTGAGAGGGTCTTCCTAGCTAAATGCTCAACTTTGCTCCTCAGGATTTTTAATCGCGTAGAGCTTTTGAACGTAAGCCACAGCCGCTTCACGGTCACGAGGTGATGCCTTCGGGTTATTGTAGGCGTGATTCGCATCAGCACGAATCTTTGCAATCTCCATGCTTGCCGCTTCCGGCGTGTTTACGGCTAGGTTATTGCCAGACGCAGCCCTGATATTGGCTGCACTCCGATCTTCGCCCAGTTTCAGCGCAACGGCCTGCATTGCGCGGATGAAATGGGGATTGTTCGACAGCTCAGGCGTACTCTTCAGCACATCAGCCGTAAGCCCAGCAGCCGCTGCGCCACGTTCAGCCAGTGCCACGTTCGCTTCAAAGTTACCACCCCACTCCTTCTTCAGCTCTGCCACCGTAGCATCACGGTAGGCCTGAATAGCAGCCTGGTTGGTCTTCACATCACCGCCCAACTGTTCAGCCTGCCACGCAGCCAGCCCTTCCGCCTGCTTTGCGGTCAATCCCAGCTCATGAGCCTTAGCTTGGTAAGCCGTGACACGATCAGCGCCCCACAACTCATCAGGCAGACCTTCAGGCTTGGCGATCTTGTAACCGTCAGCCTTCTCAGGAACGCCAATCTTTGAGCGGAACAGCGCAATTTCCTCTTTCGATGCGTTATCACCAGGCACAGCCACCTTGTTCTGATTGCCCAGCATCTTTTCAAGATTGGCGTAGCTCTTCAGCGCACCGTCAACGGTCTTGAACTTGGATGCGAACGCTTCAGGAAGGCCCAACTGTTTCGCCCAATCGGGTGAAGTGAACTCACCCTTTTCGTTCATTAGACCTCGAACGTCTGCCGGTGATAGACTGCTTGCCGCTTGTCCTGATGCAGCAGCACCAGCCTGTTGAGCGCCAGCAGCCGCTCCCGTATTGGTTGAGGCGGCAGCAGCGCCACTAACAACATTGCCCGAAGTGGCAGCAGCAGCAGAGCCGCCATCAGTAGAAACGCCACCAGAGGCACCGCCAGCAGCAGAAGGAGCGTCATAGAATTTAAGGAAACGATTGATATTCATGGAATGGGAATTGGATTACTGAAAAAAATTACGCAAAGCGGAACGTGACCGCGCATCTTCTGGATGATTGGCAATGAGCCAGCGAGCAAACGCAGGAGTCTTCTCACCCTCTTCAGGCGTCATCACAGGCGCATCAGCATACACCTTGACCGCAGCAGGCAGTGCCTTGACCACCACAGGAGCCACCACCGCGGCAGGCACAGCCACCACTTCATCAACCACAGCTTCAACCAGCTCAGGCAATCGTGGTGAACCTGGATCAGTCGGCAACTCCTCACCTGGGCGAGTAGGAGCGACATCAGCCGCAAGGTTGTTCTCTCGCAGGTAACGCACCACAGGAGCGCGATATTTGTCTTTGCCTTCTAAGAAGGTAAGTTGACCGTCTTCATACTGGGCAATCGGCTCTTCGCCGCGTAAGACGTAGCCATCGGCTACGGAATAGGTGATTTTACTCATGATACTGCTTCTGGTTTTGGTTTAAGTTCCCCGTCTATCTGGCTTATTTGTCGAAGGATATGACGGATCGGCTCTTTAGCTCCGTCACGGTGAATGAAATCGTTGGGTGCGATTCCGAATTGGTAGGTTGAGCGTTCCACGCCATCACGCCAGCCAAATTGCGCTTGAAGATCGGCCAGCACTGCCATCCCATCGACTGAGGAGAACAGCCGCGCATAAGCCATGCGAAGCTGTTGTTTCTCCTCTTTAACGTGCCGAATATCGGCTAATTCATCGGCTAGGTGTTTCATACGGGAATAGCGTCAAGCATCTTGCGTTGACCAGCAGGCCCGAGCTTCTGAGCAGCCCCAGCCATCTTGTTCATGGCATCAGGAGCTTGCGCAGCCGCAGCCTGTTGAGCAATGCCCTGCATGATCGAATCAACCTCTTCATCCGTGCGAATGAGAGCAGTAGGAAACCCTTTGTTCGACGCTGAACGCCGGAACGCATCACGCCACTTGCACACATGGATGACGGAAGGATCAAACTGCATCATTTCCGCTACCAACTGCATCATTACCACAAGCGAATTGTCCTCAGCCGCACGGATTGCCAATGCGATCTTGGAAACGTACTCTACTTCATAGTCCACAACGCCCTTTTGCACGACTGAATCAGGTGGAGGCAAGAACACGCCTGCACGCATACAGATGCCAAACACGCGATGCATGAACACGTTTAGCTTCTCCTGTGTGATGCGAGCAAACAGAGGCGAGAACATCAGCAGCTTCTCTTGCACCAGTTGGCTCACCTCGAAAGCGGTCTTGTCCCGCTTCATTTGGTCAGCGTTGGATAGCATTTGAAACATATTCACGAAGAAACCTTCACGAATGGCCGACTGTTCAGCCTTCAAGCCTTCCATTGCGAAATCAACACGCCCCTCATTGCGGATTTGCTCAGGTTTATTCGCTGGATTGGACGCATCCCAGTAGGTGACACCGTTAGGACGGTTATCAGGACGTGAAGCGTTGTCATCAGGCATCAGCCACGACGGTTTAACCTGCTTTTCCAGAGCTAGGAGCAGGTCTAGCTTCATCCGATTGGCCAATTTGATGTTCACCATCTTGTCAGTGCCAGGCCCGCGACCGTAAAGCTCACCGTTTGAGCGTAGCAGACGCCCGCAACAGTGGGGCATTTCGTAATAACCATCCTCATGAATGACGTGCTGACTGCCCACCTCGACATAAACCGATGCGATAGGCCGCAGCTTGCCCACCACTTGACCATCACGAACAGCCTCTTTGTTTCGTGGATAAACAGCGTGGATGATCGTAAACTTACGGTCAGCTTCAGCCGCAGCCTTGGAGTCACACGCATCACACATCGCTTTAGACAGGCACTCACGCCCCCACTTCTGTTCACACTGGCGAGCTGTCCATTCCCATTCACGATAAACCGTGTCAACCATGCCCTCAGAGTCTTCCGCAATGGTAAAGGAACCAATGGGAACGTTTACGCAGTTAATGACGGTTTTCTCAGACTCTTCAACAAACAGGTTAGAAGTGCCAAAGATGCCAGCGTCATCGAGGTCTTCATGCCAGCCGAGGTAGAAGTTTGAGCCGTGAATGATTTTCATCATGCGTTGCGAGCAGTCATCCCACCAATCGCGTTCAGCTTGGTCAGCCCCTTCCTTGGCGCTTAACCGTGCCCACAGCTCACCGGCTGGCGTCAGTTGCGTCATCACACCAGCAGCGAAGATGTCCGCGGACTCGCCCGCAGTGGTATCGTAGATTTGCGAGAACTGATTTGAGCCAGCCGTGACGGTTGACTGAATGCCACCCTTGCGAGGGCGAATGTAATCCGCCGCTTCCTGCCATAGCGTTCTAAACTGCGATTGCCCAGCCTTTAGAGCTTGGTGACGCTGGATGATTTGAGAAGCCAGCAGCTTCTTAGGATCGTTTGAGTGTTCCATGATGCTTTAGCCTCCAAGCACGGTTGACTTCTGAGCAGTTGGGTTGGCGCCATAGCCATTGGTTTCACCAGCGAGCACCGTAGAAGCGTATCCCTTGGCCTTTCCAGCCTGTCTTTGCGTGTCCCGCTTGGCTTGGTTAACCTCAGTCACCGATTGCGTCACAGGCGGCGCAATGGCAGCAGGAGCAGCAGGCCCACCGCCACCGCCCTTTTGTTGTTGTTGCATTGGAAAGGCATTAACTGCCCGTGAACGCTGATGCTCGATTTGATGTTTTTTCATTTGAGGAAGGAGAAGATTCTTTGCATGTCCGCCATTGGATAGAACTTCAAGCGGTTGTTGCGCTCGAAGCTCATCCATTGCAGGGGATACGGCAGGATCGACCACGCTTTGCGCCCATTACCGGCTAAAACGTGAACGTGCCAGCAGTCACAAAGCGAAGCAGCGAAGACCACGGCAGGATTGATGACATCGGCGTGACACGCACCACGCGGCACCGCTCGCCCCATCAGGAAGAAATCAGCCGTTGAGAACACGACTCCATTCATCAGGTGAAGCTCCAAGTCTTCATTGAATGACCTGGCGCACGGCTCGCGATCGTAAATGGCGCGTGCTACAACGTAGGGAATCACAGCTTAAACGTGTCTAAGGCCATTCCTCTGCTTTTGTCACGTTGCCGCTCACGCACATAACCCACGTCCACGGCAGAACCATCAAGCGCATCAGGCACAATCTCAGCCATGCGCCGAGCAGCAGGAGTCTTCACCATCCCCAACGAAATTGCCTCACATGCGTAGCGAAATGAATCAGCGTCGTGTGATGCCCAATTGTGCAATGGTTCAGCCGAAATAGCGCCACCGCTCACCGTCTCCTTCGACTGATAGGCTGACAGCGCCTCTAAACCTTGCGAACAGGCAGGAATGCGGAAGTAAGACCGGCTCAGAATGTCGCGTGAAGCGTTGATGCCTGCCCAAATCTCACGCGTTGGAGGCATTACCTTTACGTTCATCAGCCCCGCTTTCTCGCATTCGCTTTTGTAGCTCACGCCTACGCTTGCAGCGGTTGCGCGTGAATCCCACGGCAGGAAGTTACCCGTTATCGGAATGCCGCTCTCAGTCACGATCTTCACCATTTGCGCAGCCGTCTTGTGCTTTTGGCGTGTGTGCCAGAGCCACAGCACCTCGCGGCCTGCAATCTGGAAGAGCCAAACACTGGTTTCGTCAGACCACCCAATGTCCCACGCAGCAAACACAGGGTAAGCGGAATCTACGAGGAAGTCTTTAACCTGCCCGTTGCCGCGCATCTTGCTTAGAATGTCGCCGTAGATTGAGCCAGGTATCGGAGCTTCAAAGCTGCATTCGTATTCGCGTTCGTAAGCGCCAGTAGTCGAACGCATGGCCTTTTGTGCGCTTTCCAGCTCATCAGGTGCAATGATGCCAGAGCGTGAAGCAGGCAAGTGAAGCGTGAACCACTCGGGATCATTCAGCGCATTCGCGTAGAGCCGATAAAATGCGTCTTTTCCCTTTGGCGTGCCAATCCACACACACCAACCGCGACGATCCGACAGCGCAGGCCGAATAACCTCAAACCAAGCGTTCGGGTCCATGTCCGCAGGCTCATCAATCACGCAGCCATCTAGGTAAATGCCACGCATCCGATCGTAATTGTCAGCACCGTAGAGGCGAACTCGCCTATCCCCTGCCATTGTGACGTGCAGCTCAGAGGTTGCCACCACACGCCCAGGAATCGGGTCAGTGAACTTCAGCAGGTAAGACCACGCCACGTCTTTGGCTTGTGCGAAGGTTGGCGCAACGTAAGCGAATCGAGGTGACGGCAGCGTGCAGGTAAGCGCACTTTTAATCAGGTCGTTGATTGCCGACACCGTTTTGCCACCACGACGATGAACAACCAGCACCGCCCACCGCTCATCACGGTCATGAAATGGCACGAATTGGCTGCGCGGCAGGTAGGGAATTACGATGTTGCTCATGATTTAAGCCACTGGACGACGATAGGAGCACCACCGTTTACACCCTCAACCTTCTGAGGAGCGTCGAAACCGAGCATTCGTGAAGCCTGAGCAATTGCGCCAGTGCGTGCCGACTTTGGCGAATCCTTGGCTTCAGCTATCTCGCGCAGCGTGGTAATCATTTCCTCCCGTGACCAAGCTGCACGATTGGCCGTCTTTGCCCGTTCCTTTGCGATTACAGCCATTATCTCAGGGTGACGTGATAGACGAGCCGCCTTAACGCTTACTACCCTCGGGTTAGCCTTAGAATCTGGATAAGCCAAACGGTACGCATCAGAGCCGGTCTTGCCTGCCAGTAGCGCATCGGCAAACGCCTGCATTTTAGGCGTCATGTTCAGTTAAGGCCTAGATTGACCGGAGCCTTAGCAATGGATGCCGCCAAACTCTCAGCGTTGGCCCGTAGAGCGTTGGCCTCGCGTTCGGACTGAGCAAAGGCAGCAAATGCTTTCTGGCGGAAGTCATCGAGTAGCGCGTCAGTGAATCCCTGGTAATGGGTAATGACTGATGGTTTGATGTAATCAGCAACCTCATAAACCAAACCGTCACTCAGCTTTGAGGAGTAAACCAAGTAAGTGTTCAGGTATTGGTCTTCACAGATACGCTCAACCATTTGAGTTCTACCCGTTGGCGTTTGAACGACCAAGGTGCGCTTGACGGTGAGGATTTGCTTTTGACCGTTGTGGCCTGAAATGAGGTCTTCAGGGTTAAGGCCGGTGACTTCGTTGGGTGAGATCATTCACTACGCTTAGAGCTAAACCCCATTAAAAGTCAAAGCCTAGCGTTTTGGCTCTACGGTTCGTCAGGTCACAGCTCACCCCGTTAGGGGAAAGCCGCTCAAAGCATTGCGCTTTGGACTAGGACGCCGAGGCCCATTGTTTCGCACGGTTGCCAAGTTACACGAATGGATTGAATCCAGCTCACAGGCTTGCGCCTTGCATCATTATTGGGAGTTGGTTTTGAAGCCTCGCAGGCTCTCCCTAACCGTTGTCCTACGCTTGCCAGAGGCATTGCAGGCCCAGCTTGTCTTTTGGCGTGTGCCATCGGGTAAAAACAGAAAAGCCCGTTGAAGGGGTGACAGGCTTCAACGGGCTTTCATCTAACGGTTAGATTGAGCGGGTAGTGTGAGTTTCCTCACAGTGTCACCCGCTCGGATGAGGTGAGTAGGTGAACACCCCACGGTTTCGACAAGCAAAAACGTGTGTCTTCACCCCATCGCATAACTTTCTTCACCCCTGTTTTACCTCTCAAAACATAACTATTTTTGGTTTTCATGTATTTTTATCCTTGCGTTCCATGTATGACTAGATTTGTCTTCATCTCGTTAAGCAGGACTTCGACACCCGCCGCTTAACACCACCCAAAGCAAGCACACCGCTGACCATTGGGACTCTTTGACAGTCCAAACCGAGGGATGAAGAAAAAATCCGATCCCTCTTTTTAATGCAGCTCGCACCAAGC